TGCCCGTAGGACGCGAGTTTGTCGGTGGCGTCCCACGGGAGGTACGACAGGTCGGCCACCGTCAGGGACAGTGACCGCCGCGTCTTGCTCCCCCGGTCGACAGCAACCGCCCCATCGGCAATGGGGATGTCGGACGCCGTCAGTTCGCCGTCGTAGTACGCGTCCACGCGCGTCACGATCTGATGGGACGACGTGAGTGCCTGACGGAACAAGTCCGTGATTGCGTGCATCAGCCCCCCGCCACTCCGGTGTAGACGTCGAGCCATGTCGTTGCGCCGGCCAGGGCGTCACTCCAGTCCGCGCCGGATTCGGCGACCGTCTGCCAGGTGCGGTCTGCACTGCCGACGATGCCGCCGAACGGCCGGTCAACCTCCGTGAGGGCGAGCGTCCATGTGCGATCGCTGAACTCCGCCAACTCGGTTATGTGCGCTTCGGTGACGTCGCCGATCGAGACGTAGGTGTCACGCTCGCCCCACCCTGGAGGCCACTGGAGGAGGAGCACGTGTCCGGTGTCGAGCACCCACCAGAGAGAGTCACGCTCCGACTCCGTGTGCGTCACGAGGGCGAGGGAGCCTGTGCGCGACGAGCGCACATCACTGATGACGATCGGACGTGAGCGTCCGCGGACCTGATTGACGCCCTGCCGTGCCGAGCGCTGCCAGTCGGGCAGTGTCTGCACCGTCGCCCGGACGCTTCGCGCAGGAAGCCCCGGGTCCTTCAGCCAGACGTCGAGCGTCTCCGAGTCGAGGGATATCGCGTCGCTCGTGTAGCTGTAGCGTCCGCTCCCGGTCGGGTTCTCGATCGTCACGCGCCATTGGACGTCCACGCCAAGGGGCGCTTCGTAGTCCGTGATCACGGCGACGTCGCCTGTGATGCTCTGCTTGGTGATGTCCCCCGCCCACCCTCGCACGGGCTGCGGGGTGTCACCGGCGACGATGCGCGTCAGGGACCACTTCCACGTGGGACCGCCTGACGTCAGCCCACGTACCGTGACTGCCGCGCCTCCCCCGCCGGCCGGTACGGCACGGGCGGTGAGTCCGCCGATCCTCCACTCTGCCCGGTCGAAGTACCAGACCTCTCCGACTGGAGCGTTGGGGACGATGAATGAGATGCGGGCTGTTTCCGCGTCGTCCGGCGCAAGGTCTCCCATTGCTCCGGCGAGCCATACGCCCGTGGATCCAGCCCACGACTGCCACCGTGTGCGGACCGGCTCGCCTGCGCTGTTGAGCCACTCGATGCGGGTCTGATAGACCCTGTCGCCTGGCTTCAGGGTGCACGCGACGAACTGATAGCCCACGCCAGGTTGGACCCCGTACACCGTCGACGTCACGACGACGTCCCCGCCCGTGCCAACGAGCTTCATCGCGTAGGCGCCACCGAGCACCTGCTCTGTGGTCTGCGACTTGTCGGCCCCGGTCACGCTCCAGCCGGTTACGTCCTGCTCCATGTCGCTGACGTTGTACGGGAGGATGTTCCCCGCCGTCATCAGTGCGCCCGTCGGAGCCAGGACGATGCGGTCGAACGCCCACTGTTGTCCCGCGGCCGTCGCAAGCGGGGCGAGTCCGACGCGAGCCTTCACGGCTCCGGGCGGGGCGACCCCGATGACAGTGCACCTCGTCCACTGCCCCGTGGGTGGATACCAGTCGGCAGACGAGGTGCCGATCTCGGCTCCTGCGGCGTTGATCCAATAGATCTGTGTGCGCTGCTGGAGGTAGCTCACTCCGGGCGTGACGTAGGCGTACGCGACGTACTCGACGCCCGCCGTCACGGGTACTGCCTGGCTGGACTCACTGATGACCAGCGCCCGCCCCGCGCCCTGCGAGGTGAGAAGCATCGACTGAAAGAAGGAGTACGCGGTCGGCGACTTCGTCACTCCCCAGTTGTCGGGGAAGATGTTCGTCCACGAACTCTCGACGTCTATCTCCAGCGACTCCATGTTCCACGGCAGGAGATTCCCGAACGTGGTGGCAGGAAGCCCCAGGAAGACGCGGTCCGCGAACCACGTCTGATTGGCTGCGGTTGATTCGGCGGTGATGACGACGTCAGCAGTCGCGGCCGTCGCCGGCGCCTGACCGATGGCTCCGACCTGATGCCACACGCGCGTAGGCGGCTGGTACCGCGGACCCTCCGTCGTACTGATCAGCGTCCCGCCCGCCGTGTACCAGCGGATCAGAATCCGGCTCCACGCCCACTCGTGCGGCGGGAAGATGGACGCGCACGACCAGTACCACAAGCCTGGAGTGACAGGCACTCGCGCGGCTAGACCGACCTGCGCGAGTGCCGTCGACGTCGCCTTGAACGAGAGGCAGAAGCTTCCGCTCGTCCCACCTGTTCCGCGTGCCAGGGTGTTAGCCCCTGACACCGCCACCCACGCGGAGGCATCAGTCTCGATGCTCTCCGCGTTGGGCGGCAGAAGGTTCCCAGCGATGGCCATCAGTCGGTGGCCTCCCCCGGGGGCGGAACCGGAGGACCGTCCAGGAGGGAGCTTCCGTCAGGCGACACCGGACCGGGGCCGAAGACGTCAGGGCCAGGCTGGACGGTCTCGGAGTCGTAGTCGGCGATGGGAGGGACAACCTCGCCCCCGCCATCCGCCGTCACCGACAGGTCTTCGATCTCGTCGGGCATGTCAGACCCACCTTCCGTCGTTGATGGCCGTAGCCGTAGATGACTCGCGCAGCTCAATGCGCGTGTCGACGATGTCCGTGATCTCGCGGTCACCGACGTAGACCCTCACGTCGGCGTGCAGCTCCGTGGGGCCGTTCTTGGCCGCGCGAACGTCGGCCCACTGTCCGGACGTGAGCACTGGCTCAGGCTTCCCCGTGCCGTTGGCGACGAGGTTCAATCCGGGCTGGAGCATGCCGCCGTTGTCGTACCAATGCGGCGAACGAGCGAGCCACTTCGAGTACGCAGCCGCGGGAGATCCGTAGTCGGGACGGCCCTTGATGTAGCCGAGCCCCCAACGGACCTGCGTCTTGTAGTTCGTCCTCCAGTCGGAGCCTTCGGACGCCATACGTGATCCGGGAAGCGCTTGTGGGATACCAAACGCGTCTGACGTGGGGTTATCCGCGTTCCAACGCCAACCAGACTCGCCGTCCCACAGCTTCTTCAGCGGACCGAACTGCGACGAGCCCCAGCCGTAGTTGCCGAGGATGCTCTTCGCGTAGTTCTGCGCTGCGCCTACGGCCTGCGCCGAGAAGCCTCCGCCCCCACTCAGGTACTTCATGGGATCGACCGGCTTCCCGTTGAGCCGCGCCTCCAGGTGGAGGTGTGGGCCCGTGGTGTTGCCGGTCGCTCCGACGTCACCGATCCGAGAGCCTGCGTTCTGCGCCTTCGGGACCGTCGTGCGGATCCGCGAGAGGTGGGCGTACAGGGACTGCAAGCCTCCACCGTGGTTCATGACGATGTGCTTCCCGTACGGACCGCCCGACGTCGCGACCGACACTTGACCGTCAGCAACCGCCTTCACGGGCGTACCCGTTGGAGCGGGGAAGTCGAGACCCGTGTGTCGGCCGCTCGACCACATCGAGCCCGCCTTGCCGAACGGAGTCCCGTACGGGACATTCACCGGCTTCAGCCAGGCTCCGCCTCCGCTCCCGCCGGCGAACATGGACGAGACCGCGTTCACGATCTTGTCCTTCAGGCCCGTAGCCATCTTCAGCGGGAACTTGCCTACGGCAGCGCCCCACTTACCGGCCACGCGGACACCGTCGCCCACCTTGTCCAGGACCGGCTTCGTGAGCTTGTCCCAGATCTTCGAGGGGTTGGAGACGAGGTCGGCGCCCGTCTTCGCCCAGTCGATACCGGTTCCGATGACGTCAGAGACCGTGTCCTTCGTCCAGTCCCACGCGTCGTCGATGTCCCCGAGGACTCCGCCCTTGGCGAGGAGCTGACTTCCTGCCGCCTGGTGGAGAGCGACGGCGCGGCTCCGGAACTTCGGATCCGTCGGAATGACGTACTCTGGGTAATTGGGATTACCCTCGCCGACAATTGCCGTGGGTTGGTTCGTCTTCATTGGACGAGCGGGTCCCCAGCCGTTTCCGACCGTTCCGCCCGCCTCCAGGAGCTTAGGAGCATCCGGGAGCTTGGACAGTCCGACGAATCCGGCTACGCGATCCCAGACGGCCTTTATGCCCTTCGTGTAAACCCATTTGATAATGAAGTTCACAGGCTTTTTGGCGATATCGGAAACCTTGTCCCAGGACTTTCCGATCGCGTCCTTTGCCGTCTCGAAGGCGTCGCCAACGAGCTTGACCGCAGACTTCATCCGGTCGAACGCAGGCTTTATACCTCGTCGGTACAGCCAGTCCGCCTTGTCGGCTATCCAGTCCATCGGAGGCTTGACTCCGTGGTCGTACAGCCAACGGAATCTGTCGCCCAGCCACTTCAGCCCGTCCCAAATCCAGCGGAATGCGGGGCGGAGTGCCTTCTCCCACAGCCAGGAAGCCTTACCGGCTATCCAGTTCATCGACGGTCTGACAGCGTGGTCGTAGAGCCAGACAAACCCGTCTCCGAGCCACCGTATTCCGTCCCAAATTCCTTGGAAAGTCGGCTGAAGAATGGTCGTCCAAACCCACGTGGCGAGCCAGGCGATACCGTCAAAGGTGGGCTTGAAACAGTCCGTCCAAAGCCACAGCGCGACGAGGCCGACACCCTGAATGACCAGGACCAACGGCGTCAGAACGGCCGTGACCACGATCGCGAACATGAGTCGGGCCACGAACCAGATACCGCGGAACACCGGATCGAAAATATTCTTCCAGAGCCATACTGCTGCGTCGCCTACGGCGAGGATCGCGTCCCGGATTCCGAAGAATGCCGGGCGGAGTACCTCCTCCCACGCGAACTTCGCGGCAGTCTGAATTCCCTCCCACGCACCGCGGACACCGTCGCGGAACCACTCGAAGTGATCCCACGCCAGTTTGATAGCCACGCCCAGGGCGAGGAGCCCCAGAATGACGAGGCCGATCGGGGAACTTGCGAACGCCAGGTTTAGGAGCCTCGTCGCAATCCACAGGCCGTACATGAGCTGAATTGCCCACGGCGCGTTTTCCGCGACGTCAGAGATCAACTCAAGTGCCGTACCGACCACTTCGAGAATGACACCGCTCAGCGGCTCCAGAGCCTTAGCAACGTCGTAGAACGCGTCACCCAACTGCCCGAAGAACTCAGCAACTCCAGGCCCAACCTCGCTCGCGTACGCAAGGAACCCTTCGAACTCCGGGCTGCCCTTCAGGCCACTTCCCCAATCGGCGAAGCGACCGGTGATTTCCTGCATCCGCTCAGAGATGCTGTCCATGTGCGGGAGGAAGGCGTCGACAATTCCCGCCATTCCCTTGAAGATGTTGCCGAACGAGACGCCAAGTCCGACGATCGCAGGCTTCGCGTTCTCGGCAATATCCTTTTTGAAGCCCTGCCAGAACGGCGTCTTCAGCTGAGCTGACGCCCGGTCCATGAGTTCGCCGATTGCGTCAGCGGAGTTCCGGACGAGGGGTGACAGGCCAGGGAGCGTGTTCTTCGCGCCGTCGACGCCGCGCGTGAAGAGCGGCAGAACGTCAGGCTGAAGCTCCTTCGACCAATCCTTGAACGCCTTCGTCAGACCCTTCGGGCCGGCGATGGACTCGAACAAGTCCCGCTGTTCGGGGGTGAGCTTCGCGAGTGCCTTGCGGTACTCGTCGGTCTTCGTCGTCGCCGTCGACGTTGTGTCGATGCTCGACAGCCGAGCCGACTCAACGCCACGCTCCGCGGACGCGATGGACTCCGCAGCCTGAACCTGAGCGTCCGCAGCGTTGTTCACGGCGTCCGACAAGTTGCGCTGCGCGTCGGCGACGGTCTGAGCCGCCTCTATCTGCGTACGCGCTGCCTCGCGGTGCGCTTCGGCGACGGCCTCCGTCTGATCCCGTACGTTCTGCTGCGCCGTCGAGAGTTGATCCGCGGCACGCTTGACGTCGGCGTTGCCGTCGACGCCCGCCTTACGCTGCGCCTCCGCCTCCTTCTGGAGGTCGGCGTAATCGATCTTCTGCTGCTCCGCAGCCTGTACGGACTGGTCGTAGGAGAGTTGCGCGCGCTGCTGCTGAAGCTCCGTCGCACGGGGGTCCGCCAAGACCCGCTGCAACTCCTCATGCGCCTCCCGCACACGAAGGGTGGCATCACGCTCGTCGAGCGCGCCGTCTTCGATCCGCTCGTTCAGCTCCCGGAGTTGATCCGCGGCGTCCGCGCGAGCCTGCGTCAGATCCTGCTCAGCCTGGCGGGCGTCCCGCTTGGCGCCGACGAGGGAGCGCTCCGCGCGCTCGATGTTCTCCGCTGCCTGGCGTCGCTGATCCGCGGCACGCTGAGCAGCCTGCGCGACAGCACGTTCCGCGTCCTCCACCTGCCGGTTTGACTGTGCGATGGACCGGGCGGCGTTACGGTGCGCGGAGGTGAGCGACTGCTGAGCGGTGGCCATCTGGAGTGCGCTCTGTGAAGCCTTCACGCTGGCAGCCGCTGAGTTGTTCGTCGCGCTCGCGGATTCCTTCTCCGCGGCGCTCTTCGCCTGAATGACCTTCGTGACGCCCAAGACGGCAGGTACAGCCGCGAGAGCGACCGCACCGACGCCTGCGACGGCCGTGACAGCCGCGGACGTGATGGCTCCCAGACCCGCACCGATGATGGGGATAAGCGGGATGGCAGCAACTGCACCGAGCGACACGGCGAGTTGGAGGAGGGCGGCGTTCGCCTGTGCCGTGTTGGCCTGGACCCGGATCCGGACGTCGTCACGGTCCAGGTTGTTGACCTGTCGGTGTACGGCCGCAAGTTCGGCTTCCGCCTGCCCTGCGTCGACCCGGACGTCCACGGTCGGCGTGCGCCCGCGGAGCCGGTCGATCAGGAGGTTCAGGTTCGTGATTGCCACACGGGCGCGACCCGTGTCGACGTCGACCTGCGCACGCTGCGCCGACAGCTCCCGGAGCTTCAGCTGAATCTCGCGGACCTGCGCAAGAGCGTCGTCCGCTGAGATGTCGACGCCGATCTTCACGTCTCTCAGCGCCGTCAGGCGGGCGCGCAGGGACGCTATCTCCGCCTGTGCGGGAGAGGTGTCCGCATCGATGTTGATGTTGGGGAGGGATGCCTCCGCAGCCTGTACGGCCGCACGGAGCCGCGCCCCGAGGGCGCCGTCAGTCTCGATGCGGATTCGCGCGGGATCTGCGGTGAGTACCGCTATCTCCTCACGCATCTCCGCAAGTGCTGCACGTGCGGCGGCAGTGTCCGCGCGCACGGCGATGTTCGGGTGCGATGCCCCGAGCCGGCGAAGCTGCTCGTCGAGCCGGGCAACCTCAGCCTCCGCGGCCTCCGTCGTGACGTCGATTCCGATGCGCTTGTTGCTGAGCGCCTCCAACTTGGCGCGGATGCGCGCAAGTTCGGCGTCTACGCCCGTGTCACCTAGCCGAACGTCCAGCTTCGGCATGGCCTTGAAAGCTGCTTCGAGCTTCCGCCGCATGGAGCGCGCGAAGGCTCCACCGGCGTCGTCACCCTGACGTCCCGCCGCGCGTGCTCCCGCCTTGCCACCCTGATTGATGGCAGTCGGGATAGCCGCGACGATGCGTCGGGCCATGGCGTCGCCGATAGCGTCGCCCAGATCGTTGCCGATGCGCTGCGCGTCTCCGGTGAGCGCCGCCCGCATGGCGTCGCCCATCTTCTCGCCCATCTTCCGGCCGGCCTCCGCACCGACCTGATCGGCGATGGGGAGGACGGCCGCCTTTAGCTTGTTGTGGAAGTTGGGGACGATCGGAACGACGTCGACGGCTGCTCCGCCGACAATGTCCAGGTCACCAGCCATCACGCCTCCTGTTGCGTCTGATTTCTCAGCCGCGGGTCAAGGGCGCGGCGCTGCTCGGTTGTCAGCCCCGGCTTCTTCTGCGTGGCCGACTTGGGGGGAATCCCGGGGCGTGGAGTGGGCTCAAACGGCTCCGGCTTCCCGCCGTTCGCGGCGACCGTGAGGAGTCGCAGGAGTCGGACCTCGTCCTTCAGCCCTGCAAGGAGCACTTCGACGCCGCTCCACGCGGCCAGGTCGGGGCGGTGCTCGCCGGTCGCGCGCTCCAACTCGTCGACAGGGATCGCGTTCCGGAGCGCTGTCTTCGTCGCGCTCTCCGGCGGCAGGTGCTCGATGAGGATTCGGAGTCGACGGAGGGACAGACCCCCGCGGTACACGTCCAGGAGGTCAGTCCCGGGGTAGTACCGCAGGAAGTCGGCCTCTAGCGCTTCCGCGTGCGCGTCGAGGACTTGGCACGCCCACTGGACTTTCCCGGGGTCTCTCCCACGGCTTCCATGGCGTCACTCGTGAACTCGTTGATCTCGTCGAAGGTGGCGTCCAGCTCGATGAACGTCGCCGCGTCGTCCTCGTGGAGGACGCCCGCGGCCCATGCGTCGTAGTCGCCGTTCCGCAGGGCTCGCAGGTACGAGGGGCGCCACTTGCCGACGGGCTTCACTCGCAGCTCGACGCCGACGAGCGTCGCCGTGCCGAAAGCCTCCGTGGCCTCGATCTCCTGCGCTTCGGAAGGGGTGGTCTCTGTCATGCGCGCGGGTCTCCTAAGTCAGGGTGGTGTGTGGCTGCGCGGGTCAACGTGCGGGGCTGAGCGGGGCCCGGACCCGCGCAGATACGGGCCCCGCTAGTGCTTTACGGAGTGGGGAAGAAGCCCGAGACGTCCACGTCTCCGTAGTCGATGTAGCGCTTCACGGCCGCGCCGGTCGCGCCCTTGTAGAACTTGAAGGTCATCTGAACCGGCATGACATCCGCGGTCTGCGGCTGCTCGTCGCCGCGCTCCGTGACCTTGCCGTTCGGCATGTAGAGCCTGAGCCGCTTTTCACCGTCCATCGTGTCGAAGAGGAAGGCGTACCGGATGTCGTTGGGCTTGTCGGGCAGGTCGTAGGAGGTGACACCGTCCGTCGGCTGGAGCGACGTCACGGGGACGTTGTCGTACAGGCTCCGGACGAGCGGGTTCAGCCCCTCCAGAAACGTGACCTGAAGACTCTTCGTGCTCTTCGTCATCAGGGTCCGGATCGGCTCCAGCGAGCCGGCCGCGTCGACGTCCTTCGACTCCTCCTCCACCTTGAAGAGGCCGCCCTCGGTGGTCACCCACCCAAGGTTGTGCCAAGGGGTCGCAGGGTCGGCGAACGCAGTCGACGGAGCCGCCGTGTTGATGGCCGCCATGTAGACGAGGTAGTCGGTTGCGCCGAACGTGAGATCAGCGTTGCGGGTATCCGCCATGAGCCCTCCTGGGCATGCGAGAGACCCGCTCGTCGGCGACGTCGGGTCGGTGAGTTCAGGGAGTTACGCGGCTCGGAGGCTCACGGTGTACGTGGCTCCGCGCCGATGGATTGCCTCGTTCGCCCACGGTTGGCGCGACGGGCCGGAGTCGCATCGAACATCCCGGACGACGGCGCCGTTCACGGGGCCCCGGAGGAAGAGGAGGGCGTCCCGCACCCTGCCCGCCAGGGTTCGAGCCTCGTCCGCAGTTGCGGCGAAGACGTCGACAGCAACCCGGGGGTGAAGCGTGAAACGTTCATCGCTTCCCCCGAGCCGCTCGACGCGGATCACGGGGAGGCGCTTCTCCATCTCTGGCGGCGTCTCTGCAGCGGACCAGACGTCAAAGGTCGACTCAGCCCACGGAGCGAGCACCGACTCAATCTCAGGCACGGTGAGCCGCCTTCAGGTCGTCGATGCTCTTCGAGAGCACCGCGTACCGAGGCGTCCTGCCGTTGCCATGCTCGACGATGCGCGCGTGATCCGAGGTGTTGATGAGGCGGGCCCCGGCTCGGAGCCGTGGCTTACCGCGGAACGGAACGTTCTTCGTGACCGGGAGGACCCGGAAGCTATCGGCGTATCGGCCAGTCTCCCGAGGGGAGTTGCCTTCCGCCACACCCTTCAGCCGCTCCGCGGTAGACACGCACTTCGTCTGCATCCACGGTCGGGAGAGCATGGCGCCAATGCCGGAGTACCGGCCGTGATACTTCGAGCGGTAAGCCATCAGCCGGTCACCTCCTTCAGGGATGCTTCGAGGTGAGCAAGAGACGTCGCGGGGAGGGGATTAGGTCGACCCTCCACCTGCCACTTCTCACCGTTGCTTCGGATGACGC